CACATGAGGTTACTTTTAATGTGGATGATGGTAATAAGACAACTTCATATAATAAGAATCAAAACACATTAAAGAATTATGAAGTAGCACACTTCAGAATGTTAACTGATTCTAACTTTTTACCTTATGGTAAATCAATGATAGAAGCCGCAAGAAAGATTTGGAAACAATTGACTCTTATGGAAGACGCAATGTTGATACATCGTATCATGAGAGCACCAGAAAAGAGAATATTTAAGATTGATATTGGTAATATTCCACCAGCAGAAGTTGATAACTATATGCAACAACTGATAAATAAAATGAAGAAAACTCCATACATTGACCAAAATTCGGGAGAGTATAATTTAAAATTTAATATGATGAATATGATGGAAGATTTTTATTTACCAGTTCGTGGTGGTGATAGTGGTACACAAATAGAATCACTTAGTGGTATGGAATATAATGCAATTGACGATGTTGAATACTTAAGAAACAAGATGATGGCAGCTCTTAGAATCCCAAAAGCATTTTTAGGGTATGATGAGAACATTGAAGGTAAAGCAACATTAGCACAAGAGGATGTTAGATTCGCAAGAACAATAGAAAGAATACAAAGAATCGTTTTATCTGAATTAACAAAGATTGCAATAGTTCATTTATACACACAAGGTTTTGATAAAGAAGATTTAGTAGGGTTTGAACTAAATTTAACTAATCCAAGTATCGTATATGAACAAGAAAAGGTAGCACTTTGGAGTGAAAAGATATCTTTAGCAGAGTCAATGAAAGGAACTAAGTTAATATCTGAAGATTGGATATACAAAAACATATTCAATATGACTAAAGACCAAGTAAATGACGAAAGAGCAAGAGTAATAGACGATATAAAACAAAACTTTAGAAAAGAACAGATAGAAACAGAGGGTAATGACCCTGCTGTTACTAAAGAATCTTTTGGAACACCACATGATTTAGCATCAATGCACCAAAAAAGAGAGGGTGAAATGCCCGAAGGTGGATGGCCAGGTAGTGGAAGACCAAAAGAAGCAACAAAATATTCTACTGATAAACATCCAAGAGGAAGAGACCCTATTGGAAAGAAAGCATTAGACAAAACTTTTGATGTTGATACATCAATCAAACACACATATAAGAATAACTCACCATTAACAAAAGAAAATATAATAAATTCCGTATTGGATTCATTACCAAATAACAAAAAAATACTAATTGAAAAAACTGAAAAAGAAAAAATAACCAAAAAAACTGATAAAGACTTTGATATTATGAACGAAGATAAAGTTATTTTAACAGATAAGGACATGAAATTAAAATAACTTTATATTTATATATGAATCAACCTAAAAACTTGTAGGATACGGAATTGGTATGAAGTACAAAAGACATTCAAAGGTCAAAAACACAGGCCTAATATTTGAATTATTAACAAGACAGATTGTTGCAGACTCTCTCAACAATAAGAACTCACACGCGGTGAAGATTCTTAAAAAATATTTTAAAAAAGGAACAGAACTTTTTAAAGAATATCAAATATATCAGTGCTTTCTAAACCAAAAGTACAATGATGAAAAGAAAGCAGATAAATTAATTGATTTAGTCTTAGAACAAGTAGGTTCCGTAAATGAAAAGCAAGTAAAACAAGAAAAATATAATCTTATCAAAGAGGTTATAGAGAACTATGATTTGAAAGACTTTTCTTCTGGTAGAATTACTAACTATAAAGTCCAAGCAAGTATCTACAAACTAATGGAATATTATAGAAATAGTCAAAATGTAGAACCAAGTGAAGTGGTTGATTCAAGATTCACTATTATAGAACATTTGACATCTGGAAAAACAAAGAAAGATAGAGATACTGAAATCAAAAAGTTAGTTGAAAAACAAGATAAAGATGTTCGTTATCTAACTATCAAAACTTTATTAGAAAAATTTAACGAAAAGTATTCGTCTCTTGATGATAAACAAAGAAAACTATTAAGTACATACATTTATAATGTCACAAATACCAATTCCTTGTCAGAATATGTGTATGGAGAGTTTTCTTCTATTAAAAAAGACATTACTCGTTTGATGAAAAGGGTAGATGATGATGTAACTACAATAAAATTAAAAGAAGTTGTAAAACAAATACCTACAAAAAGTCAAACAAAATCAATGGTTAGAGATAAACAAGTAGCAAGTCTTCTTAGACATTATGAATTAGTCAAGGAATTGAAAAAAGTATAATGGATAAGTTAAGATACATAGTAAGAGAACTTGTTAAAAGACAATTAAAAGAAGCAAATGTAACTGCTAACCTTGATGGTGGAGAAGGGCCACCTAAAACACCCTATGCATTTTCTAAGAATAAAAAGAAAGATGATAAGAAAAAAGTAAAACACGCAGAAAAAGTATACGGATATACTAAAGCAAAAAGGAATCCTAAAATTTATAAAAAGTTTGGAGCATAAAATGAGTAAAAATTTATTAGTAGATTACATACCATTCCAAGTTTCCCCAGAAATGATTAATGAATCAATGGCAAACAACAATGGTAAACTGATTGTAAAGGGTGTTTTACAAAGAGCAGAGGCAAAAAATCAAAATGGTCGTATTTATCCTAAAGAAATTTTAGTGAGAGAGTCAAAAAAGTACATGGATAGTTTCATAAAGGAGAGTAGAGCATTAGGAGAGTTAGACCATCCAGATAGTTCAGTTGTAAATCTACAAAATGTTTCTCATAATGTACTAAATATGGGTTGGGATGGAGACGATTTAGTCGGAGAAGTAGAAGTTCTATCAACACCATCTGGAAATATCTTAAAAGAACTATTCCAATCTGGAATAAAATTAGGAATTAGTTCTCGTGGTCTTGGTAGTGTCAAAGAAAAAGGTGATGTAAACGAAGTTCAAGACGATTTTGAATTAATAGCATTTGACTTCGTATCAAATCCATCTACACATGGTGCATTTTTAAGACCTATGAATGAAAGTGTAGACAATAATCAGAACGACCCTATCTCAAATATCAACAGAATCATTACAGAAATTCTTACGGAGAGATAAAAATGGTCAGTTTGATGGATTTAGTTCCTAAGAAACACAAATTTGAGTTAGGACAAGTCCAGTCAAATCCCTATCATCGTGTATTTAAACCAATAGAAGAACAAGATGACTCTGGTCTCGTGGGAGATAACCCAGAACAAGTAGAATTATTTGGTTATCATACTAAAAATTTTGACATATGTCAGAGTGCAGTTAAAGCATTCAACAAATTGAAGAAAGCAAGAATGACAGAACAGAGTAAAGAGATACTTATTCAGTTAGCAAAAATACAAGATGACTTCTTTGGAATCAAAAAGAGAGCAATTGAAAGTAAAAAAATTGGAAAAGATGACTTTAGTGGGATGATAAAAAGGTTAAATGAGATACATCACAGAGTAGGGATGTTATCAGCAAGATTTAAAAGTGATTTAAGAAAACATTTTACATACACAACCATGCATATTATGAGCATGTTACCATATTATGAAAATTAAAGTTGAAAAATTAAGACAGATTGTCAAAGAAGAGATTGAGTTTGTTAGAAACATGAAGTCTCTTGCTATGATTACAGAAGAAATCACAGATAAAGATTTAGTAATGTTAAGACAGATTATAAGATTTGAATTAGCAGCAGTTTTTTATGATTTGTATCGGAGAAAGAACGCATGGGCAAAGTAAATATACTTAAACAAATCATAAAAGAAGAGATAAAAAATTCCCTTTTGAACGATGGTCTTGGTGATAGAATGTCTAAAAAGATTAGTAAACATAAAGGTACACGAAATAGAGACGATATGAAAAAGGTTTACAAACTTCTTAGAAAATATGGTAACAATAAAAAAGACTCCAGAGAGATGATGATTAGAAATTATGACTATGTTACCAAGACATATAGAAATGCAAGTCCAAGAAAGAAAGCAGAAATACTTTCTTCTTTATCAGCAACCGATAAACCAAAAGCAATAAGACTTAAAGGTAGAGGTGTGTATCAAGACTTTGACGGATTAGATGAGAATGTTTACTATGACGAAGACAAAATATTAAAATTAGTTGATAAAGATAAATTTTTGAAGTACATGGTAAAATCTAA